GGTTGTCGTTGAGCATAAAGTTGCTGAGCATGAGTTGATGAAACTTAAAGCTGACCAACCAGATTATGCAGAGCATATCAAACAAAACCTAACAAAGAATGCCACTACACAGATTGTGAACAAGATGACATTCACGAAGAAAAGAGATGTGAGTACCGATGTGAATCATTTCATCGGAAGAGTATGGGTCTTTAATAAAGACGAAATGGAAACACTTATTAAAGAGATTAGAAATGCTTAATGAACGAATTGGTATTACAGATATTGCTACTGTTACAAAGGTGACGAATCCTATGAAAACGAGAAAACTAATTGCAGTTGGTGGAAGTCCAGGAACTGGTAAGACTACTTTGTTCCGTAAGTTTATGGAAGGTAAGGAATGGATCCAGTGTGAGCCAGCCAAGCTGGTATCTGCTATGTACAATACCGAAATGGATCTATACATTCTCGGTAAATATGAAGAGGGTGAAGTGTTCGCTGGAACAGATCGTCTTTCAATGGCAGTCCAGCCAAATGTTCAGGAATGGATCAAGTCCAACAATTGCAACATCCTATTTGAAGGTGACCGAATCTTTAATCAGTCTTTCTTAGAGTACGCAATGGCTCTACCGAATACAGACTTCCGAGTAGTCTACCTTAAAGTACCTAAGCCGATGTTAGAACAACGCTATAAAGATAGGGGATCAGACCAGTCTGAGACTTTCCTAAAAGGGCGTGAGACTAAATATAGCAATATACTTTCTAACTTTGAGTTGATGCCCTATATTACTGAGTTTAATAACACTAACTTAGAGGAGCAGCAGAAGGTGCTAGAGTTTTTGGAGAATTCCTTTAGATAAAAGTACCTTCTAGGAACAATGAACTTCCTAGAAAAACTGGACTATGACTGGCTGGACTTACTTAATTTTCAAGAACGTCCATTTAGAGCCAAACTCATTCCATCAAAAGTATGGAAAGACCTAGATCTGTATCGCAATGATGCCGTTGGTCTTTCTAACTACTGTAAGAAGTGGCGAACGAAAGTACAATTCTGTAATCAACCAAAGAGGACTAAGACATATGACAAATATGTTGCAATCGGAGGAGAGTACGATCCAGAATTTCGCCAATGTACCATACATGTTTACACCTTAAACTTTAATAAATTCGAGTTTACGGATATGTCATGGTATAGTTTTAAGAGAAGATTCTTACAAACTCTCATGCATGAGCTCATACATTTCATGCAATTCGATCGTCGAGACGATCAGTGGAGTACATACGTTGTACCATATAAAAGAGTTGGTCAAAAGAAGAAAGATGCAGAGAGAAAATACCTCTCAGAGTTTGACGAGATACAAGCCTATGCACACTGTGCTTATCTCGACTTAAAAATGAATCGCCCTAGATTATCACTCGATACTCTTCTATCACGTTGTAAAAACAAGCGTGATTCCTCTACACTCCACTATTTCTTAAAGACTTTCAATTACGACTTTAAGAACAACCCAGCTACTCAAAAGATTATCCAACAGATAGGTAAGTGGGATCGTAAATACAAATCCTAAATAGTAAATAATTTTACTAATGGATTCAAATGGGTTACGATTTCAAGAAACTTGGTGACACTGCTAAGAAAGTATCTACATACCTTTCTTCTAAAGGTATCAAAACAGCAGTAAAGACATCTAGATACCAGACTGAGATTAAAGCAGTCGAGGTGGCATCACCGTCTTCTCTTGAGGACTTATTGAAGTCTGTTGGTCTTAAAGGTACAATTTCAGACCTATCCACTACCGAAGAGAAAGCCATCTCTGGTAAGTATAAAGCCAAGCTAATTAAAATAACTGCCTCTAGTGGACCATGCTCTACTGGAGAGACATTCTTTATCGTTAATACCTTCACTGAAAAAGGTACACTCAAGACGAAAGACCTAGCACCAGAGAAGTTTGCGCTAACATCTGGTCGCTTTAAATCATTAGATACATTTGATGCTGCTGTTATCAAAGGTATTAAAGAAAATAAGACTGTACCTAGTGATATCAAAACTACAATCACAGAATTGTATAAGTCTATCGCAGCAAACAAATCAACCAATAAAGATAATATACCAATGTCAGCTGCAGCAAAGAAACTATTTGCTGTAGTGAAACCTCAAGACAAACAGGCTATTGGTAAAGACTTCGGTGAAGTGCTATCGATGAGATGGTATGTAACTCAAGCATTTGCTTCAACATGGCAGGAATGTTACTTCTCAGAAATTAGTAACGAAGCATTAGTAGACTTTGTTGTTACAAAGAAAGTTGGTTCAAAGGTTGTACCTTCCAACGTCTCAGCTAAGTTTGAAGCTGGTGCTGCTCCATCAATTGGTGCGATTGTTGATAACCTAGACGTGGTATATAAAACACCAACTGCTGCAGAGAAAGCAGCAATTGATGTTTTGAAAGCACTGGCGGATAGTAATTCAAATACATCAACAAAGATTCTAGCTGCGATGAAGACAATTAAGCATCCAGCCTATGATGTTCTTAAAAAGATTATCGGTAAACCTACATTTACTATTGCTGATATATCTGCTCACATACAAAAGATAGCCACTAAAAATAAAACAGCTAAAGGTCGTATTGATGAGTTTATGAAAACATATAAACCATTCTACGATAAATTAGGAAAGAATGCCAGCCCAGATTCAATTGCTGTTGTATTTGCTGGTGCTACATATAAGAAATATTATTCATTAGTAATGGCTCCATCTGGATATGCTTTAGTTGATTATATGAATAAACAAGCCATATATCAAACTATATTAAATAATATTAGTCAACAAATGAAGACCGAACAGGTTTATTTAAATTTCGTTGGGGAAACTATGCAATTTACTAAAAAGCTATTCTCAAAGGCTAGTTTTAAGTTTGCATATGGGGCTAATGCAAAGGACTCTGATAATACAGGTATTAAATTCTCTATGTTATAATCCCCTCATCTTTGTAGGGTTATTGTTGACATAGATTGCAAATTGCGGTATAATAAGAATATAGATAAAGGAACGTAATGTTAAAGTTTAAAGAATTTTTAAAAGAAGAAGCTGAAGAAGGTAAGCTGAAACATATCACGCATCCAGAAGATCGTCCGCTAATGCATGGGCACTCTGGCTTCGAACGTGCTCATGGTTCACTGACACAAGCTCACCAACACATGAAGGTTGGTGCCAGCAATAGCAATCTTAGTATGAAGTATGATGGCTCACCATCAGTAGTATTTGGTCACCATCCAGACACTAAGAAATTCTTCGTTGCAACTAAGTCAGCATTCAATAAAGATCCAAAGATCAATTATAGCGATAAAGATATCGAGAAGAATCATGGACATGCTCCAGGTCTTGTTACTAAACTTAAAGCTGCACTACATCATCTACCTAAAGTTGCTCCAAAGAGTGGAGTTTATCAAGGTGACATTATGCACTCTGAGGGTGATGTAAAGCATGACAAGAAAGCTGGTACTGCCAGCTTCACTCCAAATACAATTACATATACAGCAAGTGGTGACCAAGCAAAGAAAATCGCTAAGTCTAAACTTGGTGTAGTTGTTCATACAAAATACCATGGTAAAGATTTCAATTCAATGCAGGCACATCATGATGTTGGGCATTCAGACTTCGGTCATCATCCAGATGTATATCATCATGATGCAAGCCATGATACAACTAAGGTTAGTTATCCTAAATCTTCTCAGGAAACATTCCAGAAGCACATGGATGCTGCTAAAAAGATTCATGACACTCATGGAACTAAAATGTATAACGCAGTACATCCAGAACACAAAGGTGACTCTGGTCATCTAGCTTCTTATATTAACTCCACTGTTAGAACAGATAGCAAACCAACAGTTAAGGGTTTCCAGCAACATGTTGCTTCTCAGTACGAAAAGAAAGCAGCTAAATTAAAGTCAGAAGCTGGTCAACAGAAACATAAAGCAGAAGGTGCTGCTCAAGTGGCTCATGTTGAGAAGAATAAATCTCACTATGAAAACCTATTGAATATGCATAGTCACTTGGCTCAGGCTAAGAATACTTTGGTTAAGCATCTTGAAACACATGAAGGTGGTTATCAACATAGTATTGGTGATAAAGAATCTAAGCCAGAAGGCTTCGTTGTTCACCATACACATGAAGGTAAATCTCAGCCAGATAAATTAGTCAATCGTTCCGAGTTTGCTAAGGCTAACTTACTAAAGGTTACAAAGAAATGAAATCATTAATAGAATACATTAGAGAATCATTGGCTGAAGCTGACACTTCAGGTAAGCATGCAGTTATGACATTCGGACGTATGAATCCACCAACTGCTGGACATGAAAAGGTTGTTAATAAAGTCCATGAGATTGCAAAGAAATATGATGCTGAACATCATGTTGTCCTTTCTGGTTCACATGATACAACACCTAAGGAAAAGAAAGCTAATAAG